TGTCGGGCAGCATTCTGTACACAAACGCGAAGTTGTGCCCGTCACCGATGTCGTACTGAGAGGACGTGATAGACGCTGCGATTGGTAGCGGGGTTGCGGTCTCGTTGTCGTCTACCCCATATTCGTGGTCAACGATGTTATAGCTATAAGTAGCGGCACTTGGGTAACCGCGCAGGCCGGAATCCAGCCAAGCTGTGCGAGCCATAGTGCCATAGTACCAAATATCTTCCGTGTAGTTGTAGATAACGTATCTATCAATTGTGGTACTACTAGCGGAACAATAGAACCACCATACCTCATTAAAACCTTCACTTGTGCCCGCAAAAAATTGTTCATATTGGCTTGTGTTTATGTCGCTGTAGACGTAGCGAAGCAGGTCGCAACGCAGAGTTGAAATCCGTCCGTCGTACTTGTAAAACTTATCCACGCCCATCCAGTAGGTAACACCAGAAGCAATAACCATTGCGTTTGGTCCTGCAATTGATATGTTGTCGGCGAGAAGCTGCGTACCCCAGACATACGGCGGTCCAAGGTATTGCATCGAATACAGGGCTTGGTCAGTCCACACCAAAATCTCTTGGCGGCTCTGTAGCGTGGTGATGATGTCCGAGCCGTGCGACAGGCGCACACTGCCTGCTTGGTTAGTGACAGCCGGAACCCACGTAGTCAGCGATTCTTGGTCAGACCAACGAATGAGCATGGGGTCAAGAATTGTGCTGCCGTAGTCGTTCGTACCAAACACGAGCAGGAACCTACTAACATCAGACACGGTAAACGTGTTTTGAAACAGCGGGGTGCTTGCATCTGCTCCAGTCAATGAAGACAGCAGTATTCCGTTGGCGTTGACAAACTGCGTACCAGATTGCGTACCAGTCGTGTTGATAGAAGCGCCCCCGGATGTGGCGGCAAGATTGAAGGTTGAAGGAGTCAGGTACTTGGTGTAGTACGTAACCCCCGGCAACAACCCAGTCGGCAACCATCCTGTAGTGGAAAAAGTGATCGGCGTTCCATCTAAGAGATTTATGCTGGCCGTGACTACAGCAGGTGATGCAATGGTTATTGTTACGGATGTAGGAGCAGTCCCTATAGTTGCGTCCCAGTAGTAGAGCGGGCCTCCGCGAGGGCCATACACAAGGTTTTGCCCCCAGTTGCTTTGGTTCCAAATACGCATTGCATCCGTAGATGTCGTCCCATTCCCCCAAGTTCCAGAACCCCAAGTACCCGCGCTCCACCCCGTCAGCGGCGTAGCAAATGCGGGGCCGGTGTTGACTTGATAAACAGCATAAATTGTGCCGCCGCCAGCAGAACTTGCCGATGCCGTGCCCGTTACCGTGATGGTGTAGGACGTTGCGCTTGCCGACGAAATTTGGTACTGAGTGCCCGTAGTAATGGTGATGCCGTTGAACGTAACCGAAGCCGCGCCGCCCACGTAGAAAGTAACGTAGTCGTTACTGATGAACCCCCCGTTAGCGTCAGTGACCGTGACCGTCGTGGTTGTACCTGTGTTAGTAGCCGTATTGGTAGTAAACGGATTTGTCAGCGTGGTTGTGGTTCGGATGGGGGTGATGTCGTAATAAGCACCACCGCGCTCAATGTAGAACTTGAGGTTTGTACCAATGCCGAGCAGGTTCAAAGAACCCAGCGTAATCCAATTCCACAAAGAGCGGCACAGGCCGAGGAACGTATTTGCCGAAAGACGTTGCCACCCGCCAATCTTCTCGGGCGTGCCTTGACGGAAACGAACCTTGTCAGACTCGTAGTAGCCCCCTTCGTTGGTGTAGCGGGTATTCTCCCTATTTACACCGGGCTTGAGAAGGATTTTTTGTAGTGGCATGGCGGCGTTTACACGTTCCGTTCAAAGTGCGGGCAGTCTACCAAGCTCTTAAAGTTTCCGCCCCAGCGATTCTTGGGGTGCAGGCTTTCCCAGTACGCGCCCAACGGCGCAATAGTGGCTTTATCCCAGATGATTTTGCCATCACGGAAGAAGTTCAGGTCAGCAGCGCAACGCTTCAGGTGGATGCTGTTCATGGTCTTAGACCGACCCGTTTTGAAGTAAATGGCTTGCTGTTCTGGAGTACGGGCAAGCTCCCCGCCGGTAACCATGAAACCTTGGTCAGTGGCGTACTGCACCAGCTTGCAGAAATCCAACAGGAAAGCTGCTTGTTCTCGACTAAGACTCATACAAACCCCTTTTTTGAACAACTAGGTCAATGCACGTTGCGTCTACCGTTGCGCCCATCTTGATAAATTCCTGCTTCTTTGCTTGCACTGTCTCCATGCACTTTTGCCTGTCAGTGTAGTGGGTAAGCTGCTGCAAAAACTCGCAGTGCCCGTTCATGCAGATGTAGAGGACGGGGATGAAGATGCTCATTTTGGCTCCTCTTCTTTCTCGCCGTGGGACAACTTTACGCCAGCCAAAAGGCCAATAAAGCCACCGACAATGGTCTGAAACGCTGGTGAGATGAGCTTAAAAATTTCGCCGTTGTCCACGATTGGGTCAAACAGACCAGCCATCAGCACTGCTACCATGCCGATGATGACAACGCACAGCGTAAAGCTGACCATTAGGGTCACGAAAAACGTCAGCTTAGCTTTCATTTTTTGCTTCTCATGTCTGCCAGCTTCTCAATGGTGCGTCCGCCAAAATAAGCACCCATAATCAGCATCCCCCAATTCCCTAACAAAGTCACGTAGCTCTCGTTTGCGTTGTAGCCGTATGCGCTCATCATGGCAAACACGGAGTACATAACGAAGATGGCAATCAGCGACATGGGCCGGATGTTCTTTGACAGCCAAGAGTCCGAGGACATGTCTGCTTTCCACCGGTCGGTGATGTTCTCTGCGTCGGACTGTGCAGCCTTGGCAAGCAGTTCCAGTTCAGCCAACTCCAGCTTGGCTTTCTCAATACCGAGTTCAATCAGGCGCTCTTCATGCTCATACTGAAGCTGCCGCAGTTTTTCAACGTCGGCGGGCGTGGGGTTGTCGGGTATCTTGATACCGAGCGTGTTCTCTACAACTTCCTTGCCTTTGGCTTGGATGGCGCTGGACAGCAGCCCCAGCCCATTTTCAGCTAGTGTGCCTAGCAATGCACCGATGATTGGAATCATTGTGGGGCTCCTTTGTTGGTGCGGATGTCAACAATCTTCTCGGCGGTCGCGCCTGCAAAGATAGCGGTGATAACGATAATCATGGCCTGCCCAAGCAGGTCAACGTAAGCGCCGCGCGTCTCCAACTCGAAGACTGACAGCATGGCGAATAGGAAATAGGAGAACAGCAGGAACACCACCGTGACCGGCTGGATGTTTTTGGCTAACCACGAATCGTTCATTTTGACGCCCTTTCATACAACTGCTCTATTCTTGAGCGGATTTTAACGCTGTCGGCGTTGCCGAGTATGTTACCCAAGTTGGCGTAGAGCAGTGTTAGCTGCTCCTTGCTGCACACCGGCCCTGACGTTTCCAACCAATCCCAAACCCTGTCTGCGCGTTCTTTGGGGTCGTACGTGCTATACGCAATATTTACGAACTCAGATACGCTGCACTCGCGCTTAACCGTGGCCCCGTAGACCAGCGACAGGAGGAGGATAGGAACAAGCCAGCGCACATAGTTACCGCTGTATCAGGGGGAGTTTTTCTACGTAGATAGCGGCTTCGCGTTTTTGCAATGCGGTTACTTCCGCCTCACCCGCAAAAAACAATTGTGGCTCACCCTGTAGCTTTGAAAAATTAGCTCCGTGCTCCGACTTCATAGCCGCTGTAATGCCCGCAAACAGTTTGTTTTTGACGCTTTCTGGAACACCGTTTTGGATAAATAGCCCAGACCACCCAAAGTCCTCTATTGATTTATACCCCTGTTGGCTAAGTGTTTTTACACTTTTGAAGTAGTTGTTTGGTGAGTGCCCTATAACGGCAATTGGACGTAACTTTTCGGTGGCAATAAAGTTACGAATTGACATGTTACCTGCTCCTGCAATAATAACGTCTGTCAGGCCCCCAGCCGCCAAGTCAATTGCTACTTGAGTTTGCTGCTTATACTCAACAGGGGTGATTTTTATACCAAACTGTTCTTGAAGTTCCGCAAAATTTATTACTGATGTAAGGGCAGAAGTACCGCCCATAAGCCCTTTTTCTTTGCCCGCAGCAATTAGGCTTTTTACATCCGTAATTCTAGAGTTACCAGCAACAACCAAAATATAATCAGATTTTGAAAGCCCCATAAGCGGCTTAAAATGTTCTTGGGGTTTATACCCACGTGGAGCAACGGCAGCAAATGAAATAGACGAACCCCCCGCAAGCAGCGTGTTCCCGTCAGCGGGCATGGACGAGAATTTCTGCATAGCAATATGCCCATCGGCACCGGGCATATTTTGTATAAGGACTTTACGTTGCAGTTCTTGCTCTATTGCGGGAGTCAAATACCGTAAAGCGGTGTCGGCTAAACCCCCGGCAGGGGTGGTCGTGATAATGGTCAGCGGGGGAAGTTCCGCAAAACAAACGGCGCTGATAAAAACAAAAAAGGCGGTTACAAGTTTTTTCATGGCTCAAAGTTTGGCTTCAAAAAGATTGAATTGTGCATGTACAGTTTCAACGTCAGGCCCATCGCAATACACTCGGCTAAGGAACCCGCCACTAATACGAGGAAACATTCCCATTGCCCGTGCTACATCCGCCATGTTGACGGAAATGCTCCGCCCCCAATACCCGCGCTGCTCTCCGTAAAAAGGAGGCACCTCTGGAACTGTTGCACCAACCATGTGCGCCAACGCGGACTCCCGCACTTTGTGTCCACTCATTAAACCAAGAAGCATACTCCCGCTAGGGCGCGTATTCCAGTCGTTCAAGTAAAACCTGTTGCGGTACTGAATAAACTGAACGTCATGCACGCCCCCTTTTATATTAAGCGCAGTGCAAACTTTTTGCACGTCATCCAACACATACTGGGGAACATGGTCTAGGTTTTTGGAAAGGACGTAGGTGTTAGGAGTTTCTGATACTTCCAGCCTAAAAAGATACCCAAAGGCTTCTGATGCCTCGTTAACCGAAATTCCGATTGAAAGCTCTGTCACCGGAAATGGCACCAAGGGCTGCACAGAAAAAGACGTTGCAAAAGCTGTTTGTTTCGCCCAAAAGGTGTCATCTACGGCACTCAGTAAGTGCTGGGGGGAGTCCCACTTTGTGTACGCAAGTACGTCTTTATTTTTCGTTAGCGATGTATTTGTTGGCTTTAGGAATATCGACTCCGTACCGACAGCTAAAAGCTCTGAAGCGTTACGGGGTGTTGTTGTCGGGAGGACATCAACGCCAAGTGCGGCGAGGGCTTGCCGGTCCGACACCGTGTTGAGTGCATCGGTACTAAGGTAGTTAACACCTTCGCGCTTAGAAATTTCCAGCGACCCTGTACCAGTCAACGGAAGTACGTACTTGGATGGTACGACAGAAAGCATCATGCCCATGTTTTGAGCCGCGCGTGCCCATGAATGGGAGAGGAATCCATCGCCCCTGCTGATGCTTATGCGTGTCATGGCAGAGTAATAGCGTCAACTTCAGCAATAGTCGTACATGCTTTGATTTGTTCCGAGTAGATTTTTTCTGAAGTGAAACTTGTTTGCACGTGTAGGGCGACTGCGGCCATTACCGTTCCCATCTGCGCCGTGTCTAGCGTCACAAAAGACCCGTTCGGTTGCTTCCACTCTACTGACGAGATTAGCCCGTCTTTCAGGTTGGCGTAAGTAGCCGTTAGCTGCGCTTGCGATTGGCGGCTCGTGCCCACGGTAATATCACCAACCGTGACGCCGCTTGTTTCCAACGCATACCGCCAATCGGCTAGTTTTGCCAGCTTCACTGCTTTGGCCATGTCCAGCGATGTCTCAACGTGCGGAATAGAACCCTCTAACCCCACAGCTACGTCTTGGTACACCAGCGTGGAGTCATACCACTGCGCAGTCGGCGCGTACATCTCTATGATGGTCTTAACATCAACGCCTGTGGCGGGTAAGGGCAAACCCACTTGCAGCGTAGGATAACCTGTTGCGGAATACTCAACGACCATGCATTTTGCTGGTACGTCGGAGCTTATTACTTTGTACGTGTAGGGGATAGTCATGGTGCATCCTTTGCAACTGTTTCGGTAAAGATAATGGAAACCGTAAATCTGTATTGGGGGCCAATGGGTGATTGCGGACGGATAGCGTGCGGTATAGCGCCGTCAAAAACAATAAACCGTCCGGGTGTATACCTAGCGGCATGAATTATGGCGGAGCCGTTGTCGTTGTAAAACATGGTCTCCCCCCACCACTCTGGAAGCCATTCTAGATTAGCGTAGTACAGAACAACCACTTCCTCTGCTTTGTGGGTGTGGGTAAATTGCACATCCCCCGCACGGACTAGATTAACCGCACACCTCAGCATTTCTTTACCCTCTATGAACGGGGCAATTTCGGGGGACGAAAAAACTACATCCCCCAACCCAGACGCCATAAGTTCTTCTTTGGAAAATAAAGCAGCCATGCACTTATAAGCAGAGTTTGGGCCGTAGTTAACGTCCGCCCAGCCAATGCGGAAGGCGCTGTTCATTATGTAGCCGAAAATTTTAGCGCGTAAAGCGCTGTTTACGAGGTCATCAAGGACACTGATATTTGTCGTTGCCATATTTACCCCAGAGTGCCTAGACGTGTTCCGGTTGCCGACCACGTTATGTTCGCATTAGAACCCGAAGTTGTACAGTTACCCCCGCCGCCGCCTGCGCCGCCGCCGCCAGATGAGCTACTGCCGCCAGTTGCGCCGCCTGCGCCAAAGCTACCGCCATTGCCGCCTGCGCCACTACCGCCAGCGCCGTTGCCGCCACCGCCCCCGCTGCTGACAGTACCAGCCGCACCGCCGCCGGGGCCACCAAAACCCGAGGAAACGCCGCCTGCGCTGCCGCCGTTAAATCCTTGGCCGCCGCCGCCACCGCCGCCAGAAAAGAAACTAGGGTCTTTGCCTCCACTAGAAGCGCCGCGTCCGCCGCCGCCGCCGCCTCCGCCGCCGCCAACTGTGCCTGACCCGTTGTTAATCGTAGTTGCTCGTTGAACACGGAGCGCTGCGCCCCCGGCAGCGCCACTAACAGCGGCAGAAGCAGGCATCGTACCAATGCCGCCATTGCCGCCGCACCCAACGATAAAGCCGTTGTTGACGATAGTCACCGTGTCAGCAGCGTTCCAAGAGGTGTCTACGTCAAGACCAATACCGCCTGTGCCGCTGGAGCCAACGTACACCCCGCCATTGATGGTCAGCGTTACGTCGGTTTTACCTGCTGAGTAGCCGGTAACCTTGGCGGTATTCAGTACGTAATTCTGAGTGTTTGCGCCGATTGTGATGGCGGCAGTTACGCGGTTTGACTTCCCGTAGAAGTCGGTCGGCATCGTAATCGCGCCGCTTGGTACGCCAGCCAATGACCTGACTGCCGCATCGTTCAGACTAATCTGCGTTGTGCCGTTGCCGCCATTCTCAATCTGAATAGAAACCCCTGCGGTTGTACCCGCTAGGCTGATTGGGCCAGAGGAATTAAGTGGCATGTTACGCCTTCACCAAACTTTCAATCTTGGCGTCCAACTCTTTGATGGCCTCAATCAGCAATGGGACTAGGCGCTCGTAGTCAACGGTCAGGTACTGCGCGTCAATTGGGGCTGGCTTGACCACTTCGGGCATTACCGCTTGGACTTGCTGGGCAGATACACCGGCTTCACGGACAGGCTTGTAGCCAAGGTCTTGTGCTGTTTGGTTGGCCTCGTAGTAGAAGCCGCTCAGTGCTTTGACCTTGCTCAGTGCGTCTTGGATGTTGCCCAGTTTGGTCTTCAGTCGGTCATCGGAGAAGTACGCAGTGATGTTGCCTGTTGCATAAATGCCGCCAGCACCGGGGTCGGACGCTGTGCCTACTGAGAAACCGCCTGCGGCAGAAATACGCGCCCGTTCTGCACCATTGTTGTTAAACGCATGGTATGTCGTGCTAAACGCCTCATAAGTTATGCCCGAGGAATTGCCGTATATACGACCCCCCGCATTAGAGGTGTTTGTTAAGTACAGCATACCGCCGTTGCTGGCGTTGGCGACTTGCAAAACCGTGTACCCATTACCAAAATTGGTAGGGGCCATGCCGATTCCCACGTCTCCAGCGAACGTAATACGCATCCGTTCGTTTCGTGAATTTCCACCTGTGGAAAAAGAAAATCCATCAGAGCCGTTGATGCTCATACCGTCTGCATTTCCATCACCGCTGTGGTCATACGCACAGATGGATAAGTTGAAAATATCGCTGGTAGTTGTACCAAGCTGTGGCCTAAAGTTCAATACCCCGCCCACATTAGACGTAAGGCCACCAGAAGTAAATAACGTAATTGCAGCACCGTTTAATGTGGTCACCGCAGAGGTGCTTCCAACATTTAATTTGTAACCAGCGGTGGGAGTAGTAGTACCAATCCCCACGTTGCCGCTTGCGTCTTTGTAGAACTGCCCGCTACCAAGGTTGACAACGCCTGTGCCGCCTGTCAGCGTAGTGCTGTAGGCTAGGGAGGTGAATGAGCCAACATTGGAAGACACCTTAACAAAGTCGACCCCATTCCATGCACAGACTGCCGTTTCGCCTTGGGCGATGGTCACGCCGGTAGTAGGACCAACGCCGCGCAGCACGATGCTCTGGGTGCTGGAGCTTGCATTGATGACAACGTAGACCTTTGACTGGGCCGGGGCTGTGATGTTGCGGGTTACCGTGCCCCCTGCCGTCCACAAAATAATTGCTTGGCGCGCTTGGTTGGACGCTAGGGTTGTGGTAGTGAGGGTTACATCTGCGTCGGTGTTGAGTGTAGTCGTGCCCGCTACAGCGGTATCTAAAAGCGCGGTCAACGAGTTGTTGACGGTATCGCCCCATGTGCCGGACAGTTCACCTGTTACAGGGAGGGCTAGGCCCAAAAGTGATGTTGCTGCTGTTGCCATAATTTACCTCAAGTTGCTATTTCGACCCAATTTGCGTTTTGCATGTCATCAATCAGTTTCCAATAAACAGCGACAACAACCCCTACATCGCCCGCTGCGTAATTCCCCGTCAAAGCAAAGCTTCTTGGCCCTGCCCCCACCGTCCCAACTGCGCCGGAAGCAGGGGGCACCGCAAGTTCAGACGAATTATCAGGTAAAACGGTGTCAACCGCACCGGAACCCGCAACCCCGGATAACGCCAAAGTTAGGTTAGTCCCAACTGCTCCAATGTTTCCAGAAGCGGTTAAAGTCGAAAGAACTATGCCTCTAGTGATTGTACTGACTGCACCGGAAGCGGACACCCCAGAAAGCGCTGCGCCTATGGCAATAGTATCAACTGCACCGGAAGCGGAGACCCCTGAAAGGGCTAGGCTTAGCTCCCCCATAGAAACCGCACCTACAGCGCCGGAGGCTTCAACCCCCAAGATAGCTGCACCACGGAAAGTTGAGCCCACTTCACCAGAAGCGGAGACCCCCGAAAGGGCTAAGCTCAGCGCCCCCATAGAAACCGCGCCTACCGCGCCGGAGGCTTCAACCCCCAAAAGGGCCGCGCCTATGGATAACGAGTCAACCGCACCAGCGGCATACACTCCAGTTAGCTCAATTACCTTGGTGTATACGACTGTGCCAACACTGTTATCCGCATGGGCCCCAGAAATTCCAGTACTGGGCGCGCTAGTAGATTCCGTGCCAACCAAGGCATCGCAAAATACCCCCGTTAGTGCAACTGAGACGTTAGCGCCTGCTGTGCCTGCGGAACCTGTTGCGTCATCCCCTACAAGGATGGTTTCGCCATTGCCCCAAGTGCCTAGACCCCAACCGCCTACGCCCCAGCCAGCCATAACCTACCTTTAGGTTGTAGCCAAGCGCAGCAATGCAGTTGACGTGGTGTTAGCAGGCATTGTCAGCGTGAACGTGCCAGCCGTGACTGTCTGCGAACCAAACACATGTACAGAAACAGCCTTGTTGCCCTGTGTGGAGTTGTAAATCAGCACAGAATCAAACGCAGTAGTCAGAGTCACGGTTGTATACGTAAGCGAAGCCGAAGGCGTGAAAAACGCTACGCCTGCCGTTGCTGAGCTATTGGTTGCCGTAGGGGGCGTAGCGGCAGTTACCACTATTCCGCCAGCAGTGTACCCAGTACCGGTCACTTCACCAGTAGACGAATACACCGTGGTAGAGGCGTTAATCGTAGCTGAGGCAAGGTACAGAGCCGCTTTGAACGTGTCTGCGGTGGTAGCTGCACGGATAGGAGCCGTACCAAAATTGTGCGTAGCGGTCATCAGTTCGCCGAGGAACGAGGTGCACATTGATTGAGTATTTGCCATGATATTTCCTTAAAAAGTGGCGGTTTCAGCACCCGCAAAATCGGGCATTTTCTTCAGGGTTACGTGCGCAGACCGGTGGACCAACTCGCCATCCAACCAGTATTCTGTCCACGTAGTGAACTCATTGTCGTTGTCCACTTCACCGGAACGATGCTCCAACAAGGAGTCATCCATTTCACCTTTGGTCGTAGTAACAATCAATTTGAACTCCTAATAAGTGCAGTGGTTGCTTTGTTCGCAGGCATGGTAATCGTGAAGGTCGTAGTCGAGGTTTTTTCCGCCCCGAAATCAATTACCGCAATCGACTTGTTACCTTGGGTAACATTGTAGATTAAAGCACATCGGGCCGTCAACGCCGCAGACCAAGATGTGTTTGCCCAGTTCACATAGGCCGTGTAGCCCGAAGAACTTATAGCCACCCCAGTCAGCGTATTGCCGCCTGCTGTGTAGCCCGAGGCCACCACTTCATTAGCGGTGGTATATACCGTGGTGTCCTCGTTCAAGTTGGCATTACCTGTGTACAGCGCAATCTTGAGGGTGTCCGTGGACAGGTTGTGGACGGCCTGATACAACTCCTTCTTGAAGCTGGTGGTCTGCGTCTGAATAATGCTCATGTCACCGCCTGCCTATATTGCCCGCTACGGTACGCATCCTGACGCTCCAGACCATCACCCAGACGTTTAGCCAGTGCAAGAGCTTCCTTGTACTTACCGTCGTACAGCGCAACCAAGTCGGCCTCACCCTTCATAAAGGTGTATGCCTCTACCAGCGAACCGTACAGCAACACGGTGTCGAAGTTGTCGCCCAGCCATGTGGTGGTTGCCGTGGTGATAGACGCGGGGTAGTAATAGTAGTGCAGTTCAGCGGAGTAGGTTGCATCCGGTGTTGGGCCCAGTATGAACGACAACTCGTTGGTAATGGTTGAACCTGTAACTGTCGGACCAAACAACGCGTAGTACTTAGGTGTTCCCGTGTCCGTCGGCGTTGGATATGCTTCGCGGATGAAGTTCACGTCCTTGTTCAGCAGGTATGTGTACGGGCCGGAGCCGGAATAGATTGCCAACGAATACGGGGCGAGAAAGTCTTCAGGGCAGGACAAGTACTTAGTGTTGTTCGCAACAGTCCCGGTCACGTTCTTACGCAACGAGGGGAACTGCACCGAGTTGTAGATGCGCTGCTCTGCCTGTTGGATGAAGCGGTTAATCTGAGTCGTAGACGAGACCGTAGACGAGTCCGCAAGGGTAATCGTCGGGAAATTGTTTTCCGTGTAGGTCTGTATCGCTGCCGAAAGCTCAGAATAGTTCATGCCATTGGGCCCCGTGCCATCAAGCCTTTGGTAGCTGCGCCAGTTCCC